GAATGCGTTTGTTTTTTCTGAGGCTGTTATTGCTCTGTTTGTGAACACTGTGAACTTGCCTTGCTTGCCATCATATGCGAATGTGGCTTGTCCTGCTTTGCATAATTCATTTACGTTTGTCATCACAGTGTTATGTGGATTCACATATATGTTTGCTTGGAATCGATCTCTGCTGAATGGACCAACTGGTGATGCATAAGTGCCTGTGACAAATTGAATTGTTTCATTGCAATAATCAGCCCATGATTCTATGGCATTGATGTCAATGTCTACATTGCTCAATCCAGCACCATATCTGCTGTCTGTTAAATAGTCCCACAATGCATAAGCAGGATTGTCTAATGGTCTATGTTCTGATTGTAGTCCTGAATTCACAAAACCCAAACTTTGTTCATCAAATGCAAATGTGCCAAATTGTGTTATGTTGGCATTTACATTTTCTAATACATTTACTTCCACAATGGCAAACACAAGATCTTCCATGGTGTTAGCAGAAGTCCAATTAGGCATTATGTCATATGCATTTTGTCTGTATATACTGCTTTTACTGTATGCAGGAAATATCTGTGCATTAGCATGAGCATTGCCGCTCCATGCATACACGTTCATGGTGTTTGTGCCTGAGATATCACGTGTTGTGCTGTCTTCAATGTTTTGCAATGTGATAACATTGTGTTCTGCACCACTCACAGCACTGAAAACCAATTTGTCTTTGTCTCTGTATATGTCGTTGAATTCGAAGCCTGGTCTTTGTCCACTGCTGTAATAATAATCATTGCCATCTGTGTTGATGTCACTTAAAGTCATGCAATACACCAAACTGTTGGCATTGTTTTTGTGTGCATCTGTGATAACACCACCTGAAACAATTCTACCATACACTCTTGGAACTTTGTTTAAGGTGTTTGGATTTACTTGAGCTCTGTCACTTTGTGAACTACCACCTTGAATGTTTGTGTCTGCACTGCTGGATATTCTTATACTTTGACTGACCACATCTGAGGGTAATCCGCTCACGCCCAATGCACCTGGTAATAATTGTGTGCCTACAGCGGCTCTAACACTTTCATTTTCTGTGACAATGGTGGCGTTTTGACTTACCGCTTCAAGTAAACTTTTTAAACTCATCGATCAAACTCCGGTAAATTATCATCTTGTATGAACTTAACACGATCAAAGTCTATGGAACCTGGATAAAATCTACGTCTATCTGATCCGTTTGTTCTTTGTCCTGCTATTTTCTTTTCCAATATGGCAAATGTAGATGCACATTCAAATATGATTGTGTTAGTGGCTCTGCCTTCTATGAAATTTGTATCTTCTTCAATGCCATAGTTTGACACTATGCCTTTGAAACGTAAATAATCTTCTCCAGCAATCACATCACTGTCTGAGGGATCAAAGAATGCACGTCTTATTTCTACGTCACCACCTTTGATTTCTGTGTTCTCAATCAACTGCAAAAAGTCTGGTGTGTTTGGCACACCTGATATAGCAAACGTCATTGTGCCTGATGTGGTTTTGTAATCGTATGTGATTTCACTGACATCAAGCAATATGCCCAATTGAGTATAACTGTTACTGTTTATGGTCAATGGCTTGTATGCATCTGTGATATAGTATGTTGTGCCACCAAGTTGCAAATCAATGAATGTTGCACTGTTTACTTGATTGGCACCTACTGCTGGAATGGCTGTTGACATTTAGTCCTCCACAACTTCAATTAATTCGAACTCTCCGTTGAATTCAACAAATCTATCTGGTGTTATTGTGTAACTGGGTTTGGTTAACATTTTAACTTGCCATGTTACATCAGTGCCTACCAATATGCCTTTGCTATTGTTTATGGTATAACCTGATTGTGTTATAATTGGTCTGTTCAGTGTTACTGAAATTGTGCTACCTGTTCCTAATGTGACATCACTGACCACAGTGTATGGATATTTGTATCCTGAATCAAATGTGAAATAATCACCTGCTTTGAAAACTACATCTGTGCTGGAGCCACCTGACACACTGCCTACACCTAATTCAATGGTGTTGCCTGCAAAAGTTGTTGAGGCTGTTATTTGACCAAGTTGTGCTGAACTTAAATCACCTTGATATTGTGTTATCCAACTTAGTCCTGCATTGGTAGAACCTATGTTGATGTTAGCACTGAATATGGCATCCAGTCTGTCTATCTCTTCCAGTGTGTCTCTGAAGTTAACATATAAACTTGCAGGATTCATTGCAACGTTGAAGAAGAATGGTTGGTTACCTGCTTGTATGCCTGTTTTGATTCTGCCACTGCGACTTATTGTGCTACTGGCTAATTTTGTTCTGCCTACGTTTATGCTTGTGGCATTATCAATTATTGTTTGTAAACTCATCGTGGTATTCTCCTACTGCCTGCTACAGTAACGTTGTATATGAACTCGGGATCCTGTGCAACGAGCGCCTTAAAAGAGTCGGCTGATACTGCATTTATATTGTAAGTGACATTGTTTCCTGCTCCGCCACCTAACATACTTGCACTTTGTTGTCTGCCTATGATTTGTGCTGGTCCTCTCACAATCTCTGGACCTTTCTCACCCACAATACCCAGTTTGCCACTGCCAATTGTTCCACCTGCATCAAAGAAGCCATCAAATATACTGCCCAATCCTGGTGCAAGGAAATTAAGTATGGTAACAAATATCTTTTTAGCAATGATACGTTTCAATTGGTTAATCATGTCATCAACAAGATCTTTAAAACTGCCTTTACCTGTGGCAACAAAGTCTACAAATGCACTTTCCATTCCACCTGTGACAACATCAAACATTTGACCTGCTGTTTTGGCATTGTTTTCTGCATCATCTTTGTATTGTGTCCATGCTTTGGTCCAACCTGTGCTGAATTTACGTTGTTGTGTATCTACAGCCGATATTGCGTCGTTGATCTTGGGTATTTGAGCGTCATACAGTGCGTTTAATTCTTCTTGTAAGCGGTTCTTTTCTTCATCTGATATATTATACTTGGCAATCTCTGCTAATTTGACTTCTCTTTCGGCGTTTAATGCATTCACGGCATCTAATTGCTGAATTTGTGTTTCTGTTAAGCCTATTTTTTCTGTTGTGCTGTTTATGTCACGTAAATCTGCTTCAAATTTGTTATTAGCCTGCACCATTACTTCTTGAGCACGTAATAATTCTTTCTGATGACGTTCTTGAGCACGTTTTTCTTTCTCTGCTCTGCGTTCTTCTTCCTTGGCGGCACGTTCTGCATCTTTTTCTGCTTTCTTGGCCGCGGCTTCTTCTGTTTTAGCGGCTTTGTCTACTTCTGCGGCCGTTACTGCTTGTAATCTTGCTTCTTCGGCACGTTGTCTTGCATCACGTTCTTCTGCACGTTTCTTCTCTGCGGCATCATTTTCTGCTCTGCTGGATTCAAGGTTGTCATCTGCAATAAGAACGTCGTTGACAACTTCTTCTTGTTCTTCAAACATGCCATTCATCACTGCAATACTGGCTGCCGCGGCTGTTAACCCAGCACCTACTTTGAGTAAACCTACACCAGTAACACCTTGCAATATTGTGCCTGCCACTGCGGCGGCTTGCATGGCTTTTGTGAAGTTCATCACTGCTGTTACAACTGCAACAACACGACCTACTGCGGCCGCGGCAAATATACCTGCCATAACGCCCATTAATATATCGGCATTGTTAGCGGCAAGTGTTAATGCTCTGCCTAATGCTTCACCTATTGTTCTTGCAACTGCAAGTATTTGTTCTTTGTTTTCTGCAAATGCAGTGTTTAGATCTGCTAATTCGGCTTTGAGTGTTTCACCAAATGCTGTGCCTATTGCTTCGCTAACAGCAAACATGGCATCTTCTACCATTGAGAATTGACCTGTTAGTGTGTTAGCGGCGGCTTCGTTTGCGGCAGTTACTTCATCGAACATGCCCAACATCATTGCCTGTGTTTCTTCAGTGGTGTATTTTACACCCTCTTGGAATCCGAGGAATGCTTTAACACCTTTGTCTCTGAATAAGTCTGCAGAACCAATACCTGCTGTCATGGATCTCTGAACGTTGGTAGCGGCTTCTTGGAAGCTCATTCCAAACGCACTGGCAACACCTGCAGTGTATTCAATTGCGTTATCTAATCCACCAAACTTTTCTTCAACCAATGCTAATGCTGGCACACCACTTTGAATGTCACTGAGAGCAAATGTTAGTCCACTGGCTTTTTCTTTAACAGTTTCCATTGCCTCTGCGGCAAGTCCTGCATCACCATATAATGTGGTCAATGTTACATTGAGATTCTCAACACTTTGAGCGGCATCGAGGGCCGCCTTTAGTCCCATTGCGGCTGTGCCTACTGCGGCTACGGCACCAGCAACTCCAATCATGCTGACCTTATAACCTTCACCTTTGCTTTTGCCACTTGCTAATTCAGAATTAAGACTGCCTAAGTCACGCTTGGCACTTTTTATGCCTTTGTCAAATTGACTGGTATCTAATTCTAATGCAATTTTTATACTTTTAGCCACACTTACATCCTCCTAATGTCACGTATGATTTGTTGCTCTATGAAATCTATTGTGGGATCTGTAAAACCTTTTGGTGCTTGTTTACTCCAACCATTGTCCAATCTATCTGCATAAGCATAATCGGCTATCAATGTTGTTTCATCTTGTTTCTGAGTTTTACTACGAGCATTACCTGTTGCTCTTGGTGTAAACTTTTGCATACGTGGTAATGCTTCACGCATCACAGCAGGTGGCACATCTTGTAGTTGTGTCATCAGTTTATCAAATTGTTTACGATCCATTTTCATTTATTGTTCTCTAAACTTAGCCAAACGTTCTTGTAAATTATCGGAAGTAATACTTTGGGCCTTTGGCGGACCTCCATTTTTGCGATTACGTTTCTCTGCTTCATGATTGCTATATGTTATATAAGCATCATACACAAACAGATCCTGTGTAGTGGCTATCTCTAATACTTGACTGGGCAACATACCATATCGATTAGCCATTTGATCCAGCATTATAGCACTGCTTAACACTGGATCATCGGGAGAGAAACTACTTCCTGTTACTTTCCCAATTGTTCCATAACTTTAGTGACACACTTTGTCATCACCTGAGTTGGTAGAACTTTTTCATTTGTTAACACTGGCTTGCCTTTGTCATCGAGAATCATCTCACGACAAAAATCCAGCATCATAGGTAAATCTTCTGCTTCCAGTTTTTTACCTGCAAACATCATAAATTTTTCCAATGGTTGTCTGTCCCACACGTAAAATTCGAGTGGCTCTCCATATTGTTCTATGATGTCTTCGTCATCGATTGTGACTGTGATTAAAACGGGTTTAACTGCTAATTCTTGTAATTTCATATCTTCAAATCCTTATCTTGTAGTGCGTGAACTGCCGTTAATAAAAAGTTCACTCTGTTACTTACTTTGCCTGCATCTTGTGTCAAGCACTTTAATTCATTCTT